AGTATTTTCAGTTGATTGGGAACAATATGAGGGGATAAATTTATCAAAAGATATTGGTGAATTAACAATGGAAGATGTTCCATTCACCCCTAATATTGTTTGGGCTTCACCAGATTGTACAACATATACAATTGCTGCAATATCACACCACAGAAACGGAACTGAACCCAAAAGTGAATATGCAAAAAAATGTGATATGGTTAATCAACATTTTATTTCATTGATAAAACAATGGTTAACCATTAATCCAAATATGGTATTCTTTATTGAAAATCCAAGGGGTATGTTAAGAAAGATGCCTTGGATGTTAGAATTCACAAGACATACAATATGGTACTGCAAATATGGGGATGAAAGGGCTAAACCCACCGATATATGGACAAATAGTACAACTTGGATACCAAGACCTGTTTGCAAGAATGGTAATACGGAATGTCATCACCAACCAGCACCAAGGGGAAGTAAAACTGGAACTCAAGGTAGAAAAGGAAGTTATGAAAGAAGTAAAATACCTGAACAACTTTGCAATGAAATATTAACATCAACATTATGAAAGTATTAAATCTATATGCTGGTATTGGTGGGAATAGAAAATATTGGGAAGATGTTGAAGTAACAGCGGTTGAATATAATGAAGAAATCGCAAATGTATATCAACATTTTTTTCCCAATGATAAAGTTATTGTTGATGATGCCCACGAATATCTTGCAAAGAATTGGAGAAACTTTGATTTTATATGGAGCAGTCCCCCTTGTCAAAGTCATAGCAAAGTTAGGATGATGGCAAGCAAGGGTGGAAGTTATGATTCAGTAATGCCAGATATGAAATTATGGGCGGAGATAATCTTTTTACAAAACTTCACAAAGAATACCAATATAAAGTTTGTTGTTGAGAATGTTAAACCCTATTATGAACCATTTGTTAAACCATCATTGAAACTGGGTAGACATTTATTTTGGACAAACTTTGATATTCCAATTATTGATATTAAGGATGGTTTAACCCATAATGAGAGGGGAAGTTCAGAGAAGGGTTATTTTGATTTGAGGGAGTTTAAATTAAAACATAGGAAAGACCAAATTATTAGAAATTGTGTTGATCCCAATGTTGGAAAATATATATTTGACATTGTTAAAAAAAGTAATTATGATAGAGAAAAAATTGGTGAGATTTCCCAATGAAAGTGAGTTCATTGAAATGGAAATCAATATGGATGAATTTGATAATGATAAAACATTTGAACAAGAAATGTTTGGATGGTATAAAGGAATATACATTTCAATTAAAATAAAATAAAATTAATATGGAAGATTTTGATTCATTAAACGAGAAACAATTGGAATCCCTTGAAAGGGGACTCTCCGATTTAAAAAATAATAGAATTATGAAAAGTAATGAGTTTTGGAAGGAATTGTTATCAAAAAAAGAACAACAAGAATTATTGGATGAGGCATATGAGAATTATGAATCACGACAAATCAATATGTATATTCCAATATGGTCACAAGAAGAATTCATCAACAAATGTAAAACCAATCCTGAGTTCTCTGAAAAGTGGGGATTGAAGATTGAAGAACGAGAGTTGATTGATAAAGAAAGAATAGAATTGGCTGGAGGTAGAATACAAGATAAATATCCAGCATTAGTAGAAATGTCTTTAAGAATTTGTGACGAAAGAGATATTCCAACAAAACTAATCACAATAACATACCAAAACAAAAAAATAGAAAGTTATGAATAAAGAACAACAAGAATTGGTAAATGAGGCTTATGAGAATTTTATAAAATCATACACAGGTAAAGATGATGAAATAATTTTACCACCATTTGATTATATTAATGATGATGGAAATTTAATGTCAAAAAACCAATTTATAACTAATATAAAATATGATTATTGGTTCTCTGAAAAGTGGGGATTGAAAATTAATGAAAGAGAGTTGAGTTTGGAAGAGAGAGCAACAATTTGGAATAATACACATAATCCAGCAGGTAACATATTCACACATAACCAATATGACGAGAATAATATACCTAAACGAGCAATTTCATTAAGATACAACCATAAAACAATAACGAGTTATGAGTAAAAAAGATATTATAGAATCAATGTTGAATATGGAAGACCCAATTACCAAACAACATTGGATGAGTTGGGATAAAGGTGATTGCTCAGAAATAGGATTGTGTGAGATATTATTAGCACAACTTATTAGAGAACATAAAGAAGTAAATGGACTATATTATGATACAGACTTCGATAAAATAACATTAAGATATGAATAACGAACAACAAACACTCTACTCAGAAATTGAAACACTTATTATTAAGTGGAATATTGATGGAACTAAAACTGCAGGTTCTCTCACTAGAGATATAATGAAATTGCTAAATGTCACATTAAAAAATAAAGCAAAAGAATCGGTAGAATACAAAAAAATATTCAGTGAAATCCAACCAAATAGGTTGATAAGCACTGAATATGGGTCAGGAATAATTGATTCGCAAACAGGTGAAGTCACAATTACACCATATCCTACAATAAAAGACTTATAAAGTTATGAAAATCAATAAAGAAGAACTATATAAACTCTATATGGAGTGGGTAGATAAAGTTACCGAAGAATGTGATTGGAAAACTTCATTTACACCAGAAGAAATAGTTGGAGCAATTGCTACCATTTTACAAAATAATCCACAATTATATGAGTAAAGAAGATACATATTCAATACCTATTTACGAAAACGGAGTGAAGACAGAATGGAGTGTTGATGGAATAATTGGTGATGAGAAATACTTTAAATTATTAGAGTTGGGTAATGGGAAAGATTTACCTGATATGATTAACATAACAACGAAACAATAGATTAGTATGAATAAACTAGATAAAGATTACCAAGCACTCCTGCAAGAATATGAATAAAATGAACAAAGCTGATAAGTACTATACCCAAAATATATCCAAAATTATGTCAGAGGGTTCTTGGGATGAGAATCCTAGACCAAAATATGAGGATGGAACACCAGCACATACCAAATTTATCACTCAGGTCTATGAGGAATATGATATTTCAAAAGGTGAATTTCCAATAACCACATTAAGACCAACGGCAATCAAAACTGGTATTAAAGAAATATTATGGATTTACCAAAAACAAACATCCTCATTACAAGTTGCTCGTGATATGGGTATTAATTGGTGGGATGAATGGAATGTAGGTGACGATACTATAGGATTAAGATATGGTGCAACTGTTAAGAAGTGGGATATTATGAATAAAGTTTTAGATTCAGTGAAAAATAATCCATTTTCAAGAAGACATATCATAAATCTTTATCAAGAATCAGATTTGATTGAAAGTGATGGACTTCATCCTTGTGCATTTTTAGCTGAATTCCATGTAAGAAAAGTTAATGGCAATTATATTTTAGATTTAACTTTATACCAAAGGTCAAATGACTACTTGGTCGCTGGATACATAAATAAAATCCAATATGTTGCACTACAAATGATGGTTGCTGGACATTGTGGATATAGATTAGGAAAATTTTGTCATTTAGTTGGTAATTTACATATTTACGATAGACATTTTGATGCGGTGACTGAGTTGATAAATAAAGAACCTATTGAACAAAATCATCCATTTATTGAGTTATTAACTGATAAAAACTTCTATGATTATACTATAGATGATTTTAAGATTCACAATATGAGTGGTATAACTAAAATTAATTCAAAATTAGAATTAGCGATATAAGATTTTTCTGATATATTTAGATATTTATATGGTAAGGAGGTAAAACCATATGATAATCTACAGAACAACAAATTTAATAAATCAAAAATTTTATATCGGTAAAGATACTCATAATAACCCAAACTATTATGGGTCTGGAAAAAAATTGAAGTTAGCAATCAAAAAATATGGAAAAGAAAACTTCAAAAAGGAAATATTAGAAATTTGTGAAACAAAAGAGCAATTAAACGAAAGGGAAAAATATTGGATTGAAAAATTAAATGCGATTAATGAGGGTTATAATATTTCTTTGGGTGGTGATGGTGGAGATACTATAAGTAATAACCCAAATAAAAACAAAATTAGAAAAAAAATAAGTGAATCAAACAAGGGTAGGTTTGTTGGTAAAATTAATTCAACACAAACAAGGAAAAAAATTTCAAACTCATTGAAAGGTAAGTTTGCGGGGGATAAGAATCCAAATTATGGTAAAAAATGTAGTGAAGAAACTAAAAATAAAATTAGAAAAAAAGCTATAGGGAGAGTTGTATCTGATGAAACTAGAGAAAAAATTAGAATTAAGAATAAAGGAAAAAAAGGAATTATTTGGACTGATGAAATGAGACAAAAACTCTCAAAAATTAGAAAAGAAAATAACCCTTTTAAAGGAAAAACACACACTAAAGAAGTTAGAGAAATTTTGAGTAAATTTAATTCTAAACCAAAAAGTGAAGAACATAAACGAAAAATATCTGAAACATTAAAGGGGAATAAACCTGGTAATATGAGAAAAGTTATTGTTGATGATATAGAATATGAAAGTTTAAGTTTTGCAGCAAGAAAAATAGGAATACCTATTTCTACTATGAAAAATAGATTAAAATCCCCAAAATTTGACAATTACAGATACAAAGATTAAATTTCCATTATCAAATTAAGAATATGAAAAAACTATTATTTTTATTATTAGTCATTTTAATGACATCTTGTGTTGACCAAGTAAATAGACAAAAACATTTGGAAAAATTATATCCAAATTGTAAAGTTGAACCCGCAACAAGATTAGTTCAAGAAAACGGATTTGATTTTATTGTAATTGATTCAACAAACCAAATCATTGCTGTAAACTTCTATATGTTCAGTGAAACAAGAATATGGTCATTAAGAAATATTAGATAAAATTATGAATACATTTGTAGTTGTCAAAGAATTGGAAAATGGTTATATTATAATGGCACCAGATGGTGAAACTGGTTATATAACAGAAGAAACTTATCAAAAATTGAAAATTCAAAATAAGATTTAGATTAATGAAATACATTTATGGGATAATAAAGGAATATAAGTTTTCTTTATTAATGATATACTTTTACATATTCATAGCTCAACTATTGTTTTTAGTTGAGCCTTTTATTCTAGGAAAAGCAATTGATGGATTGTTGAATAAAAATTATGTTTGGTTATATGTATTCTTGATTATAGAGTTATTACATAATTTTTTTATGTATAGAAGAATGGTATTTGACACCAAGATATATACCAAAATTTATAATGATTTAATTTTTAAATTCTTAAAGAATAATAAAGATGCTGACACCTCAGTTAAAGTTGCAAGAACTGATTTATCCAACTATGTTATAAATTTCTTGGAAAATGGACTTTATTATTTCTTATGGTCATTTATGAGTTTATTTGGTAGTTTATTTTTTATATTCTATCAGAGTTGGATTACAGGTTTAATTGTGATGTGTTGTATCTTACCAATCATAATAATTGTTTATATTTTTTATAGTAAGATTGACCAGGTTACAAAAGTTGAACATACCCACTACGAACAAAAAACTCGTGCAATGGAATCAAATGACGATGAAGTAATTGAGACATTTTATAAACGTAGAGCAAGAGTAATAATATTACAATCAACATTACAAGGCAGAAATTGGGCATCATTGAACATAACAAAAAGTATATTCTTGGTGGGATCCTTAATAATATTTACCAATTTCAATTTCCAAATGACTCAAGGTCAGGCAATATCAATGTATGCTTATATCAATCAATTCTTAAATTCATTGATGTCATTTCCTGTTGGTATGGAAGTATTCTCAAGAATGAAAGATATTATTAAAAGAGTTAAACCTCAATGAAATCATTATATCACACCATTTGACAATCCAAGGTTGATTTTCTATATTATCTTAAATTAACAATTTAAGACTTATTCAATAACTAAACAAATAATTAATATTACAGATGGGAAAGGCTAAAAAAGAACACAGAAAAAAAGTTGCAAAAAGAAATGAAAAAATTGCGGCAGAAAAGAAAAAATTCCAAAAACAATACACACAATTGTTGGAACAAAAATTGAAAGAATATCAAGCAAAATTAACTGAAAACGAACAATTAGAAAACGAGTTGAAAGTTACCCTAGGTGGACAAGAACTTGGATTTTCAGTTGTTGACCCAAGTGAATTGGAAAACAATACTGAACCTGAAACACAAGATGAAAACTAAACTTGATGGAAAGAAGTGAAATTGTCACAATATATTTAAA